GGATCACTTATTACTTTTCTTTCTGGTCCTAAGGCTGGGAAATGTGTTGTTGGAAATACTAAAATAAAAATTAGAAATAAGAAAACCGGAGAAATTAAAGAAGTTGAAATGAGAAATTTTCATGAAAATATAGCACCGAAAACTGGAAAAACAAAGAATATATAAATAAAAAGTTATGAAAACAAACATATATTCTGTAGAATGGCAAATGCAAAGATATAATATATCTAAACAAGAAGCAGAAAGAAAAATTGAAAGTACAAAAGAAAAAGCCAGAGAATCTCAACGAAATATGAGCGCTTTTGATAGAAAGGCAATGTCATCTAGTAATCCGGAACATTGGATTAAAAAAGGATATTCTAAAGCTGAAGCTAAAGAAAAAGGCAAAGAGCATATTAAAAAAATGCAACTGGCTTATCAAAAAAAGAAAAAAGAAAATCCTGAAAAATATAAATCTTCATTTAGTACTAATATTGAATATTGGATAAAGCTTGGTTATTCACATAAAGAAGCCGAAGAAAAGATTAAAGAGCGACAAGCCACTAGTTCATTAGAAAATTTTCAAAGACGGTATGGAAAGGAAATTGGAAAGGAAAAATGGAGAGCAAGACAAGTTAAATGGCAAGAAACTTTAGATAAAAAATCTCCCGAAGAAAAAGAAAGAATTAACAAATTAAAGGGTATTACTTTAGAAAATATGATTAGGAAATGGGGAGAAGTAGAAGGGCCAGAAAAATATGATATTTGGTTAAAATCAAAACATTATTTTTATTCTCCTGTTTCTCAAAAACTTTTCTTTGATATTCTTGAATTTATAAAAGATAAAGAAAATGTTAAATTTGGAGAACATAATAATGAAAAATATTTTTCTGTCGGAAAGAAAACATATGCAATCGATTTTTTCTATAATGGAAATGTTATAGAATTTAATGGTGATAAATTTCATGCAAACCCTAAAATGTACGATAAAGATGATACCCCAGCCCCTTTTTCTAATTTAACAGCTAAAGATATATGGGAGTTGGATAATATAAAAAATAAAGAAATAAAGAAAAAATATAAATTATTAATAATTTGGGAACAAACTTATAAAAGTAGCCCTGAATTTGTATTAGAAAAATGTTTAACTTTTTTAAATTTATAACCTATGAATAATAAAAAATTTACAGAAGTTTTTAAAACTAATGAATGGGAAGTAGAAACTGATACAGGTTGGGAAGATATAATCGCCACCGGAAAAACTATAAAATATAAAATTTTTGAATTAACTCTTGAAAATAATCTTATTTTAAGAGGGGCAGATAATCACATTGTCATAAATAAAAATGGTGAAGAAATATATTTGTGTGATGCAACTATAGAAGATTATATTAAAACTTCATTAGGTGTATCTAAAGTTAAAACTATATTAGAGACGAAAGAGTATGAAGAAATGTATGATATTGAAGTAAATACTGATAATCATACATATTATACAAATAATATTTTATCTCATAATTCCACATGGCTTGGAAATCTTGCATTAAAATCTGCTCAATTAGGACACCAAACAGCTTATATAACATTTGAGTTGCAGGAAGAAATTGTAAACATGAGAATTGGAGCAAACATGTTCACAATTCCAATGGATGATTATGAGGACTGGGCAAAGGATCAAGCTATGTTGAAAGAAAAAATTCACCAAGCTAAACAAAATTCTGTAATTCCGATGGGTAATCTCCATGTAAAAGAATTTGGAGCTTCAACCTGTTCGGTTAATGATTTAAGGACATATTTAAAGAAAGCTGAAGATGTGATGGGGGTTAAGTTTGATAATATTTTTGTTGACTACATCAATATTATGAAGAACTGGAGAAATCCAAACACAGAGAATACTTACATAAAAATCAAGCAAATTGCTGAAGATTTAAGAGCAATGGCAATGGAAGAAAGTTGGGCAATTATTACAGCAACTCAAACTAACAGATCTGGTTGGGAATCAAATGATTTAAATATCACAAACATTTCCGAATCTGCTGCATTACTTCATACAGTTGATGTTTTATTTGGTATTATTACAAATGCAGAAATGAAAGCTAGAGGTGAATACTATCTCAAATGCTTGGCTAATAGGGTTTCGGGATACGAAAATACAAAGAAGAGATATGAAATAGATTGGAAATATGCGAGAATTTCAGAAGATAAAAATACACCAATCCAAGACATGGACTTCATAATTAATAATATCGTAAGTCCTCCTGATCATCCTACACCGAGGTCATCTGGGGGTACCGCTGATATCCACGCATTTATTGCAGGGAATACCACTCCGGAGGTACCTATAGTGAACCCAGCAGAAGTTCTTCCGGAGATCGATATAACAGGTGAAAAATTGTTTTAATTATTGTAATAAATAGCTAAACAAAAATCACCAACTATGAATGGAATTTATAAATGAAGAGAATATGAAAGAAGATAAGATTATTAATAATTCCTTTAACTCGGGTGTATTAAACTATCAAGAATTTACTAGCACTATAAAAGTTGATAGTAGAGTTTCTAGTTTATATGAAGATCAATTAGGGGATATATTAGAACATAGAACTGCTCAATTATTAAGCAGCATAATTTATGATATTTTTAAGGTATCTGATTATTATGAAAAATATAAGAATCCAAAACGTGTCGACAAAAATGACATGATTAAGATGTATTATTTTTTCAAAGATGAAATAAAAAAGGAGAGAGATTTCAGCGCAATGGAAGTTTTCATTGGATTTGCTGAATTTTTCCAAATAAATTATGATCAACTCTATAATGAAATTAGAGTGCTAGATAAAGAATCACTATTAAAAGAATTAAATGACAAACTTGGGTTAGAAGGAAGAATAAAAACTAAAAGATTATTTTAAATTAAGGCCCTGTTAAGAAACTTTTGAAAAGGCACGCAGACTAAAACCTACGTGCCTTTTCGTATTATAATAATTAAACAATTTATATGACTAGTCCGAGCTCATTTAAAGTTGGTATTGAGAAAATTAAGTACAAAAATATATTCCTTTTATCAGACTTACATTTTGGTGTTAGAGCAAATTCATTAGAGTGGCTGCAAAATCACCTTCAATTTTTTGAAAATTTTTATATCCCATACCTGAAAGAAAACATGCAGGATGGCGATATTCTTTTTATACTAGGTGATTGGTTTGACAATAGACAATTACTTGATATAAATGTTCTAAACAGGTCAATCGATCTTGTTATCGAGTTATCAGAAATTATACCACTTTATTTTATCACAGGTAATCATGATATTTATAAGAAATATGACACGGATGTCAATTCTCTTAGACCATTCAAGGCCATCCCAAATGTAATCGTTTATGAGAAACCTCTTATAATTACAAATGGAGAGTCGAAAATTCTAGTACTCCCATGGGTAGGTGATGAAAAAATGGAAGAAGAATATGTAAAGAAAAATGACCATAATTATGTTTTTGCTCATACAAATATAGCAGGTTTTTCCTACGATAATGGAAGACAAATACATAAAGGCGCTAAATTTACTCAGATTGGTGGTATAAAAAGATTATTTTCGGGACATATCCACAAAAGACAAGAATACCAACAGTATATTTATATTGGATCTCCTTATTCAACTAAACGTTCAGATATAGGAAATAAAAAAGGTTTGTATAAATTTAATCCAAGCGATAATACTGTACAATTTACAGAAAATACGTTTTCTCCATTATTTCAGAAAGTTCCGTTGGAGAATATGTTGGAACTTACTCTTAACGAATCAATTGATATATTCAATAATAACTACTCAGATATTATTGTCCGAGACAAACATATTCACTTATTTAATTTAACTAAGTTTGTTGATCTTTTAGAGGATTGTAAATATAAGAAAATTGAAACCGTAGGTGAAAGAAAAATGTTAGGAGATGATTTAACCGAAATGGTTGAAGGTGTTGACATCAAAGATATCTTAACTTTATTAGAAAATAGTATAGAAGACCTACAACATCAGGCAGAGGTTCTTATTAAATTGAAGTTACTTAATAAGAAATATTACGCATTAGCTTCCAAAGAAGACTTAAATTAAAATGTTAAATTATCTTAAAGACGAAATAAAAGACTTTAGTGAGGATCAATTTGGGCCCAGAACCGATCCCAGGGGACCACTGAACCATTTAAAGTTAGAAGTAATAGAACTTATTGACTCAGTAAATGATGTTGATCAGTTTACACCAGCTAATCAATTTTTTGAATTAGCGCAATACACTGCTGCAAAACATGCTGAGGAAGAAGAATGGGCTGATTGTCTACTTCTTTTATTAGATGCATTTAGAATTCGACATGGGAATGATGTTTCTTTTAATAAATTGCTTCATTTCTCATTAAACAAACTTGAAATAGTAAAGAAAAGAGAATGGTCTAAAGAACCAGATGAAGATGGAGTCTTTAAAAGTAAGAAATAATTATGAAAAAATTTAGTATAAAAGAAATAGAAGATGTTGTCAAAAATTGTTGGGAACATAAAATAGAAGATAAAAAAAGCTGGGGTGACTGTTCAGTTTCATATACAACGACTATAAATCCAGGAGAATTATTACGTGAGTTAAGAAAAATAGCAAAGAATGAAGCTTAAAAAAATACAATGGAGAAATATTGGTCCATTTGGAAATAAATTACAAACTGTAGAACTACCAGATGGTGGAGGTCTTTGGATGGTCCTTGGTAAGAACGGTAACGGTAAATCTTTTTTTGTTAATTTGCCTAAAGTACTATATTATGGCAAATTAGATAAATTTAAGAAAGATGAGATTGCTAATAGAATGAATAAACACGGCTGGGTTAGAGGAGAAATTTCTGTTAATCCCACCACAGATGTTACAATAGAAAGAAAACTTTCCCCATCAGATTTAAGAGTACATAAATATGCCCCGGGTGAAGAACCTAATGATGATAATGACATTGGAAAAAGTGGTATAGCAAACTACCAAAGTTATATCGACTCGGAAGTTACCGGACTGCCATACCACATTTTTTCCAATATCATTTCATTATCAGTTAATGATTTCAAATCATTCATTTCAATGAATCCTAACGATAAACGTATCATTATCGATAAATTGTTTGCGATGGATATTATCAATAAAATGAATAATCTCGTTAAGCATGATTTAAGGGATATTAAAATGAATATGACTTTGTTTGATAGAGAAATTATTTCATTCAAAAACAATATAAGTTCGGCGGTTAAAGAATTAGCTAAATTAGAAGAACAAGTCAACAAAGATAATACAAACAGAATTAGTGAGATTGTTACTCAATTGACTGCATACAAACCAAAATTACAAGAGGGCTATAAAAAAAGAAATGAGTATATTTCAAAGAAACAGGAAATTACAACTTCTTATAATACATTTATACAACAAAAAACAAAAGTAACACAAGAAATCGCCCAAATAAATAGACAACTAGCTTTATATGCAAAAGATAAATGCCCAACTTGTGAAACTCCTTTTAGTGAACAAAGGTTTGATTTAATCAAAGAAGATCTTAATTCGAAAATTAAAGAAAAAGAAACTAGTTTAGAAACTATAAAGAAAAGCGAACAGACTTATGCGGTAGCTTTTAAGAAATTAGAAGATGGAATCAACAAAATTAATGAATTCATTATTCAATATGAATCTGCATACAAAACTTTAGAAGCTGAACTTATTCGTTTAAAGGCAGATAAACCAAAAGAATTTGGGAGTATTAGAAATATTATCGACAAAAATTCTAAAAATTTATCCCAAAAAGAAAAAGATAAAGTAAAATATGATGATGATTTTAAATATCTTGCAATATTAGAAGATATTTATTCAGACGCCGGAGTAAAAAAGAAGATTCTAGAGAGTTATCTACCAACACTTAATAAGGAAATTGAATACACATTGAATGAACTTCATTTCCCATATTCATTAAATTTCAATTCAGATTTCGATCCATCATTAATGCAATTGGGTTTAGATATCAGTGTTGATACATTGTCGACAGGAGAAAAGAAAAGAGTTGATTTAGCAGTTCTTATTTCAATTATAAGAATGTTAAAGAGAAAGTACCCCTCATTAAATATTTTTATGCTAGACGAAGTTCTTTCATCAATAGACGGGGATGGGATTTATGACATAATTGGTTTGCTGCAAAGCATTTCTAAAGAAATGAATATAAATATTTTCATCATCAATCATTCACCTCTTCCAATAGAACATTTTGACTTTAAAATTCAAATCTCTAAAAACGCTGGCTTTAGTGATATAGAGGTTGAAGAACTTGATAGAGGAGGGGGAGATTAACAATTTCTCTTTTTATTTCGAATATATAAAATAAAATATATTTGATATGAATGATCTAAAAAGGATCGAAGGAAAAACTATTAAGTCTGTTGATCAAGATTTCGACGGAGCCAATTCATACATCATAGTAAAATTTGAAGAGGGTGGAAAATTAAACATTAGTTCATATCCAAACGGGGATGATGGTGTTGGGCAACTTGATGTCGAATTAGGGAAAATGGAGCCAAAAGACTTAATTGGCAAAAGAATTCATACCGTAACTGAAGAATTCGATGGAACTAACGATTTCATAGTTTTTACTTTCAAAGATACAACCAAAATTACCATTACTTCATTTTGTAGTGCAGAAGATTCTACCGCCGGATTAGATATAACTGTTTATAGTGATTCAAAGAAATTAGTAGCCGAATCTCTCCAAGAACTTTTTGAGAATAAATATTTACAACCCGGAGAATATACAATGTCCCAGGCACAATACGAAAGTGAAGAAGATGAGGATGTTGAAGACGAAGAAGACGAAATATAAAATAATATTACGATCATGAAAAAGATCTATTTAGTTAAGGAAAATCTAGATGAATTTGCTGGAAAAAGAGGAAGACCCCGTAAAATTAAAGATCCCGAAGCAGGAGCAGATAATTGGTATGGTGCCGATGATGAATTCGATGCTCCGGAAGCAGGTCCTGAACAAATCGAAGATGTCGAATTAGAAGACGAAGTAACGGACATTGCTATCCAAAAACAAATCCAAAAAAGATTAGAACATGAATTAACTTCCCCTGAATTTAGTAGAGTAAGTGTAAAATTTAGATCTGCTGGTGGTGTAGGAGAAGGTGTTCCCATGGCCAAAATGGGTGATGGTTTTTTATTAAAACTTAAAACTGGTGGAATGAAGAAAGTCAAAGTACAAGATATGATGGCTGAATCAGTTGCACCTAAACAATTTGTTGGAGAATCATTTAAAGATTATGAATAGACAAGAACTTTTCGAAATATTAAGATTGGATCCAAGGAAAGTTGCAGATCCTGTAGAATACTGGGCATTATATGCTACGTCATTCTATGAAAGATTGTTTAGTAAAATAGATAGTACAAGAAAAGTAGAAAAAGTTTATAAACGGATGTTTAAAAATCCAAAATTAAATAAGAAAGCCCAAGACGCATTAACGTTCTTTTACAAATTAAGAATGGATGAATTAGAAAATCCAGATTTTTGGGAGCAAACTAAAGGAAATATAGAAGAAAATATGAAAGCAAAACTAGTAAAAGAATCATTAAATGAATCCATGTCAAGATATTGTGATTTCTATAAAACAAAAGATGGAAAATGGTATATGGATTTAGCTAATGAAGAATATGGAGAATGGGAAGAAAGTACAACTTATGGACCATTTAGTTCAGAATCAGCAACGGAAAAATATTTAGATAATAATTTTTCCAATCCAGGTGGAATGGGTGTCGATGACTCAGGCGAAAGACCAGTTCCAACTGAAAGTCCAAATGGAAGTAAAGTAGTAAATCCAAGATCTAGTGGAGGGGGAAATATGTTCAATCATTATGGACCTCCTGGAAGAAGATTTTAAAAAATATTTAACAAGACCTAAGAAAACTTAGGTCTTTTTTTGTCATAAAATGTCTATGGACATACAACAGCACTTAACAGATTTTGAAGAAATATTTATGCCTGAAGATTTCATATGGCGTAAAGGACAAAAAGAAGCAGTAATAAGCATTGTAGAAGCTTATGAGAATAAAACTAAGGTAGTTATACTAGATGCTCCTGTCGGATCAGGTAAATCAATAATTGGATTAGCAGTTGCATATATTCTAAACAAACATGGAAAAGAAGGATATATTTTAGCCTCTGATATTGCACTCCAAGAACAATACGAAAAAGATTTCAAACGAAACCATTTTAAATGGGGTTCTGTAAAAGGAATTGATAATTATCTGTGCATTGATAACATGGAAAAGAATTCATTAGGGACTTGTAGAATTAGAAACAAAAAACCTAAAGGAATGTATTGTTACAATTCTTGTCCATATTTTAATGCCAGAGATCATGCATCTGAATCTCCTACTTCACTTCTCAACTATGCATATTGGTTAATAATGCAAAATTATACAAACCAACACATGGATTTAGATGATCAAATATTTCCTGCTAGAGATTTTACAATTTGTGATGAGGCTCATAAAATTTTAGATATTGTCCAAAATCATTATTCACCTAGATTTGATCCAAATACTTTAGACAAAATAGAAAAATTAACTAACTTTTTTGGCACATATAAAGTAGGTGATCACAATAAAGATTTCCAGTCAATAAAGGTTTTAACTACAGCTTTATTTGATTTTGAAAATCAAGATGAATTATTTAAAACTCTCCAGAGAATAGAAATTTATCTTGAAAATTTTAAACCATCTATAGACTTATTAAAAGAGCAAGTCCAAAAAGAATATCCAAAAGATGATCCACCAAAGGAATGGAGAGAAGCACTTAGATTATGCGATTGGTTAAAAGATTTCCATTGTAAAATCGAGGATTATGTTTATATAATTGACAAAACTTCCACCCGAAATATTGTTAAAAATCCTGGTAAAGATGAAGAATTAGTATTTAATTGTCTGGAAGAAAATTACATGATGACAAAATACTTCCATGCTCATACAGGATTCACTGTTTTAATGTCAGCAACCTTTGCCGATCCAACAGATTACTTAAAGAGTATTGCATTAACTGGTGCAAAGTATATTAAGATGGAATCTAATTTCGATTATAAAAAATCTCCAATCTATTTTTATAATAAAAGGAGAATGACTTATACTCAAATGGAAGCAAATCTACCTTGGTTATATGAAAGAATAAATGAGATTTTAGATAAACACCCTGGTGAAAATGGGATCATCCATACAGCTTCTTATAATCTTACAATGAAAATTCATAACAACTTATCTCATAAAAATAAAATGAGGGTTTTAATATACGAAGGGACTGAAGAGAAGAGGAAGGTACTTGAGATGCTCAAGCAGGATCACTCGAAGGTGCTGATGGGCCCTAGTTTGTTGGAAGGATTGGACCTTAAAGATGAGTGGAGCCGCCTTCAGATATTCGCTAAGGTGCCTTATTTATCACTTGGTGATAAGTTCGTAAAAACTAAATTAGCCATAAATCCTGAATGGTACAGGTGGTCTGCGATAAAAAATGTTTTACAAGGAACTGGAAGGAGTGTTAGAAGTGAAAATGACTGGGCAGTTACATATATTTTAGATGGAGCATTAGCAGATTTAATTCACAAGAATAGAGGAGCCTTTCCATTAAAGGAATTTATAAATAGGATTATTGTTATGCCTGACTAAAAATGGTACAAATGAAAAACAAACATGAGAATATATAAAATAAAATATATTCATGCAAATTTACAAAATAACTAATCTTTTAAATGGAAAAATTTACGTTGGAAAGGATAAACATGATAATGAAAATTATTATGGTTCAGGACTTATAATTAAACAATCAATTAAAAAATACGGAAAAGAACATTTCAAAAAGAAAATAATAGAAACTTGTTTATCTGAAAAAGAAATGGGAGAAAGAGAAGTTTTTTGGATAAATGAATTAAATTGTCTAGCTCCAGAAGGTTATAATATTTCTAGAAAATCATGGGGAGGAGATATTATTTCAAGACATCCTAATAGAAGAGAAATAATAGAAAAAATAAGAAAATCAAATACTGGAAAAAAAAGAACTCCGGAATTTTGTGAATTAATGAGAGAAATAGGATCAAGTATTGATCCGGAAATTAGAAAAGAAGCTGGAAAAAAGGGAGCAGAAACTAGAAAAAAAAGAATAAAAGAAAAAGGATATACCCAAAAAGAACTTAAAAATTATGAAAATAACGCTAAACGATTAACCGAATTTAATAAAACTCAGGAGGCAAGAGAAAGAGTTTCTAAACAATTTAAAGGAAAAAAGAAAAAACCCTTTTCTAAAGAACATAAAACAAATATAGGAAAAGCTAGTAAAGGTAGAAAAATTCCAGGGAAAAAGGTAAATATAGAAGGTATTAAATATGAAACATTACATGCTGCATCTAAAGAATTAAATATTTCCTTATCAACATTAAGAAATAGGTTATTAAGTAATTCTAAAAAGTTTATAAACTGGAGCTATAATGAGTAAACAATTTGTATGTGTAAAAGAATAAATAAAATAAAACAATATGGGAAAGCTTATAAATAACACTTGGTCAAAACCACTAACTTCAGAACAACGCCAGGCTATCAAAGACTTTCAAGAAAACCCACCTAGGTACTACAAGTGGTTTTATAGATGGTATACGCAATGGATAGGTAAGACAATTTTCCTTGGGATTATAGCCGTAGGTGCCTTAATGATTATTTTCAACGATGCAATTTTTGATGTAGTAAAAGGAATGTTCTTTGGATTACTAGGTCTTGTGTTTTGGGCAGCCACTGCCAATTGGTACAAACATCTTTATACAAAAAGATATGCAAAGAAACATGGGATGACAATTCAACAATGGAATCATTGGACAAAAGGGTTAATTCTTGATGTGTAAATGACAGAGACTCATTGTTTTTGGACGAATATATAATAAAAGAATAATAACAATGAGTCTTTATAATACGTACAACAACGAAAATATCCTTTCTAGGGGTGTAATAGCAGGTATGCTAGGTGTCCTAAACAATAATCTCCGTTATAATCAAGTATGGTCTAATGAAGAAATTGAAGAGGTTCAAGTCCCTTGGTTTTATAACCAATCTGGTGACGAACGTTTTATGCAGGATTTCTATACTCATTACGCAGCTTGTGAGTTTCCTAGACCAGTTGATGGTAATTTCGATGTTATTCCAAGAGGAATACTTACATATGGAGGATCTGATATTGATGCTAATCGTATCACAAACCGTTTTGTACAAGGACGTTATGTAAAAGAAATTGATGGAAAGTTACAATCATTTGTATCTTTCTTATATTCTATTCCGCTTACTATTACCTTTGAATGTGAACTTTGGTTAGATACTCAAGTTACTGCTCTTAAAGTAGAACAAGCAATCCGCGAAACATTCTATAAAACTGTTACATTCTATTTTTACTACAAGGGAATGCGCCTTGGCGCGACCGCCGGTTTTAGTGAACAAATAGGTGTAGAAAAAATGGTCGAATATTCCTTTGAGACCGGTGATGAGTCCAGACCAAAAATCAAGTTCACTATAGAAGTTGAAACTTATCAACCTGTATTTGATCCTACTACAGAAATGGATGCTAATAACTATATGAGAGGTATAGGGTATAGAATGTTTGAACATGATGAAAAAGATGATGGAAGAATTGAAATAGTTTCTCCCGCTGAAGGAACCATTGTCCCAAAAGAATTTCCCCTTTATATAGATTGGCATTTTAATGACGAGGGAGGGGTTATGCCAAAAGTGGATGCTTTTTGGCTAGAACACAATACTAATGAATGGAATTTAATCGAAAAGGGAATCCAGAATCATGAATTTTGGATTTGGAATATCCCAGAATCTTTTACTCAGTATAAACAGCCGAAAATTACTTACGAAGAAGATTCAAGCATTCGTATACATAGAGAACCCATAATTAGTATTCTACCTGACACAACTACAAAAATTATTGATGAATCAGCATTCACTATAATAAATGAAGGTTATTTTATGGCCCCATCAGAGGATGCAAGTATGGGAATAATTTTAGAAATGAGAGATGATCAGGATAGAATTAGTTATACTGGTGACAATGATATTTACCTGAATATAAAGCATTATAAAATAGATAGTTCTAATCCTGTATGGGTTGATCCGAGTGCAAATCTTGTATTTCCAGGAACCGTAGATTACAAAATAATCGATATACATATCGCCAACAATGTTAATAATGATGTATTTGGAGTTGTTAAAAGTATTAAAGTGGTCTAACTTGTTAAGAAAAAGACATAATTTTTAAGAACTTGTTAAATATATAAAATAAAATCTTATTAATGAGTAAAGTTTTTTACACTTATATAATTACGAATATGATATCAACCAAACAATATGTTGGTAGTCATATATGTTATAAGAAAGATATTAATAATGATGGCTATATGGGATCAAGTAAATATCTTAATAAAGATTATAAAATATATGGCAAAGAAAATTTTACAAAAAGTATAATTAAAGAAGGTTATTTAAATTCAACGGAAATGTTAGAGTCTGAATCCCATTATATTTTAAAATATAATACGTTAGCTCCTGTTGGATATAATAGATTTATTCCTAATAAAAAAATAGGATTTCACATGAGCGGGTTAAAAGCTAGTGAAAAAACTAAAGAAAAAATGAGTAAATCACATATAGGCAAAACTCATTCTATTGAAACTAAAGAAAAAATGAGGATGTCGCGAATAGGATTGAAAAAATCTAAAGAAACTAAAGAAAAAACATCCGTATCAAGAAAACAGTGGTTTGAAAATAATGAAAATCCTATAAAAGGTAGAAAAAGACCTGATCTTTCTAAAAATAGAAAAGGCAAAAATAATCCTATGTTTGGCACTCGTTGGGTAACAAACGGAGTAGAAAATACAAGAATTCTAACTAATGAAAATATCCCAATTGGGTGGAAATTAGGAAGACAATTAAAAATGCAAAAAAATAATTAATTATGATCCAAAAGATAAATTTTCTTAAAAGAACAACAACTGTAGCAGACATAAAGTCATTGTGCGAGACTACCATCGCTGCAATGAGTTCTGCAATTTATAACGCAGTTACCCCGGAAGCTCGTTTTGAAATTGAAAGAGTTGCTTTAGAGAACCTTTTCGAAGGATTATCTAAGTACCCAAAAGATAACCTTATTAGTGAATGGGTTAGCAACGAAAAGAGAATTTTTGCTGTTAAAAATATCGGTGTGAGAAAAGTAATTAACTCACTTAAAGAAAATGAAGCAAAAGAAGATGCTACTCTTGCAGGTCTGTTAGAGCATTTTGAAGAGCAAGTTAATCAAAAACATGAAGTTCTTGTTTATGAAGAGTTTATTTCTGCTCTAGCTGGCGAATACAATTGGGTACCCGGAGTTACTACTCAATTAGATGCATTAGCCAACCGCGTTTCTAAATATAAGAATGATATTGATCTTACGAAGATTATAGAAACTATGAAGTTAACAAGAAGCAATTACTTGTTACCTTATATCGAAAGATATGTTGATAATTATTTAGCTAACAAAACTGAACAAACTAAGAGTTTCTTAAAAGAAGCACTTGTTAAGTTTAGCTATGATCCTTTTGTAAGAGATATTATTAATATCATTATGGTAGATGCAAAAGATCTTCAATTAGAATATGCAAGCGCAGATGCTGATATCGATAAAGTATATTCTCCACTTATGTATTTAGGTGAGAATGAAGTTTTATTCAATATCAAGGGCACTTACTATGTTAAGAAAGGAAATAACGTTAACAAACTTAAAAAAGAAGAAGTTGCTATGTTGGATGAAAACTACAAAGCGCTTTGTTCTGCTATAAATCTTCCAACTGTTGAGATTTCTAAAAAGGAGATTACAGTTTATGAAGGAAATAATAAAGCTGTTATTACTGAAAAAACTGTTGAAGTAAACACTCATGTAATGAATGAGGAAGAATTTAAAGCTCAAACTGAGGTTTCTCAGTGGTCAGGTGATACTAACTTCTATATGTTAGCCGAAGCTCTTAGATCTAATTTTAATGATATCGTTGAGGTTGATTTTGCAAAAAGAGTTTATCTAAAAGAAGATGAAGGTCATGCTGCTGACGTTATCAAATTAAGAAATAATATTTTTATTACTACATATGATCCTCTAAATAACAAATCTACGTTCTTTAGAAACATTAACCCTATCCAAGCTGAAAAGGTAATGTCAGAACATATGAATTTTGATGTTTCAAAAACATTTGCTGATATTCTTCCTAACAAGGAAAAAATTAAGTCACAAATAGAAGAAACTAAAAAAGAATATAAAAATTATATCAATACATTAAATGAAAAAATAGAATCATTTAATACACAGGAACCTACCGAACTTACTGAAGAAGTGTTATCTGCATTGTCAGAAGAACTTAAAGAAGTTAAGAACGAATACAAGGATTATGTTAATGAAATTGAAAAATATGTTAATGTAACTGAAGGTGTAACTGTAAGTATTGATGTAGATGGTCAAAAATATACTGTACCTATTCCAGAACCAACTTCTACTGCAAAAGGTGAAGTTGCTGATAACACAGCAGGAATTACTGTAGGTGCCGAACATATGGAAGATTCACCAGCATCAGAAATTACTTTTGATGATGACCAAACTGAATTACTTGGTGATTCACCATCAATTCAAGATGATCAAGTTGACTTAGGCGTTGATAACGTTGAAGCTCAAGCGGATGCAGCCGAAGCTGGAGAAGAAGATCCAGATATGGAAGACGCAGAAGCTGAAGGTGAAGAAGGAGCTGAAGAAGGCGGAGATGAATTAGGATTAGATGATGAAGGCGGAGAAGCTGAAGGTGAAGATCTAGGTTTAGGAGATGAAGAAGGAGATGCTGAAGAAGAATTAAGTGATGAAGAGCCAGAAGAAGAATTAGAAGGTGAAGAAGAAGATTACATGAAGAAGAAAGATATATCTGAAGAAGCTCCCGAAGATGAAGAAGTAGCACCTATCGAAGGTGATGAACTTGAAGCACTTCCTGCTGAAGAAGCTCCAGAAGAATTAGAAAAAGGAGAACTTGATGGTGGAACTGAAGAAGAAGTTGAAGTTGAAGATGTTGAAGTTGAAACTAAATCAGCAGATGCTCCAAGAGTATTCCTTAAGAAGAAATCTGTTGTTGAATCTATGAAGGTAAAAAAAAAGTCTAAAAAATTGAACGAAAACGCTCAAGTTGGAGACAACGTAATGTTTGATAAGCAAAGAGGTTCTGTTATTGGCCAAACTGGTGATGGAGACTTAATTATTCAAGTTCAAGGATCAACGCACAAAACTGCTCCTTCTAAAGTATCAGTTATTGGTAAAAAGGCAGTAGAAACTACTAAGCCTCCATATAAATTTTGTAAGAAAACTCTTCAAAATTTAACAACTAAATCGTTATTTGAACAATTTGTGAAATGTGGTATTTATATGGGTAACACTCCTGTAAAACTAAATGAATGTTTTGTTAAATTTAATGATTGGAATGATGCTAGCGAAGAACAACCAGTTAGTGTAATGATTGAAGGACATACTTCACTTATGCCGAAGATGCAAATCAGAATTCTAGAAAATATCAATGATTTTGCAAACCCTGAAAACTATGTAGAAGGAGTTATTGTTGATGAAGAATCAGGAGAAGCTGTTGAAAATGTAATGATTAATGCTTCTGATTATACACAAGCTGTTGGAGATGCTGACCCAGTTAGAATCGTTCAAGAAGTTGAAGGTGAACAAGTAGTTAATTCTGTTCCAGTAGCAATTCTAAAGACTCTTTCAGTTTAAGTAAAATAATTTACATCGAAATATGGGTGTAGTTCCAATAGATAAATTCAATCTGAATTCATTTTATGAAAAAACCCCCACTGCATTAAAGTATATTCTCGTAGTATCTTTAATAGTTGTGGGGAGTTATTTTTTGTTCTCAAAGAAAGTGTCCAAGAGCCAAGATAAGGAACTGGCAAAAATTGAGCAAACAATCGAAACAACCTACAATTTATTAGATAGATTTGATGATTTTGAGACAGCTCAATATCATTATAATAAAGAAACTATGAGTTATCTCAAAAACATTTTCACATTAGTGGAAGAGTTAAATGAGAATACTAATAAAAAGTTTGATTTATTACTTACCCAAGGAGGATCAAACACTGATCAAATTTTAACTCAATTGACTATGTTAAACGAGTCATATGAAAAATTAACAGATGCATATACTCCAGAACCATTCGAAAAACCTACTATAGTAGATCCAAGAGAAAATAAAACATATGAATATAAGGGTAATGTCGAAGCTATACCTGTAGATGAGAATGGAAATCCAATAGATACATCAATAGTTGATCCAACAGTTGGATTAAGAAAGAAAAAATACGATGACGATTAATATGAGTACTAATACATATAAATCCAGAAAAAGAGCTCAAATTCGAGTAACTGCTATAGTGGTTGTGATCATACTTTATTTGGTCGGTGTTGCTACGTGGGATGCCTTTGTTTCTACGCCTAAGAAAAATGCACATATAGAAGTGGTTCATGAAAAATTTAATGACATGAAAACTTATTTAGATGCTAAATTACCCCAAATAGATTCTGCTTTATATAGACATGAGATTCAATTAGATGATCAAAATAAACAATTAACAGAATTGAATGATCTTACAGAAATTCTAAAAGAGGAATAACTTTAACAAATTCTTAAAATACTTTGGCGGAGCAAAAACTTGTTCCGCCTTTTTGTATAAAATAGGTATACATTAAATTAAGTGTTTTGCAAGTGACTCACTAAAATTTAATAAAAATTTTTGACATAATATAATGTTTATTGTTAAGATTCAATTAAAAAAGAAAAAAAATGGCTCACCAAGTTAATAAAAATTTAGATATATAAAATAAAACAATGTATACCGGAATTATTTATAAAGCAACATCTCCTTCAAAAAAGATGTATTACGGGAAAAGTACGAGAACATTAGATTTACGTAAAAAAGAACATAGAAGAGATTCTCTTTATGAAAATAGACATTTTTGTAATGCAATAAAGAAATACGGAATAAATAATTTTGATTGGGAAATCCTTGAAAAATATACATCAGAATCTTTGGATGAATTAACTAAAATACTTAATTCTATAGAAATTAAATGGATAAAATATTCAAAATCTCATTTAAGGGAAAATGGATATAATATGAGTACTGGAGGAGAAGGAGCAGCCGGCTTAAAACGTACTTTTTCTAAAGAACATAGAAAAAAATTAAGCGAGGCTAAAAAAGGTAAAAAGCTATCGGAAGAACATAAAAGAAAAATTAGTGAATCCGAAAAAGGAAGAGTATTTTCTGAAGAAACAAAGAAAAAAATTAGTGAATCTAAAAGGGGATCAAAGAATCCTTTTTATGGAAAAAAGTTATCAGCAGATCATAGAAAAAAATTAAGTGATGCTGCGAAAAAATATTATTCAAATAAAAATTAAAAATATGGCTCACCATGTAAAGAATCGTGATTTAAGGGAAGAGATAATTCGTTGTAAAGAGGCGGATGAATTATCACCGGTGGCATTAGATATGTTAATGTTAATGGCTGATAAATTCTCAAATAAATTAACATATGTTTATCCAGAAGATAAACAAGATTGTATTCAATTTGCAGTAATGGATTGTTTCCAGTATTGGAGAGGGTATGATCCTGCAAAATCTCAAAATGCTTTTGCATATTATACTCAAATAATTAAAAATGGTTTTGCTAAAGGATGGAGGAAACTTTATGGTAATATGCCTAAGTCTTCTAAGATATCAATATCACAACACACAATTTACAACTTATAATTTATGCCAAATTCAAATAAAATTTGTGAATATATAAAATAAAAGATGAACTTTGTGTATTTAACAACTAATTTAGAAAATGGAAAACAATATGTTGGAAGTCATGAAGGAGATATAAGTGATAATTATCTAGGTAGTGGAATTTTAATATCTAAAGCTATTAAAAAATATGGTAACGGGAAATTTAAAAGAGAAATCTTAGAAGAATGTAAGCCTAATGATAACTTAATATTAGAAGAAAAATATATAAATAAGTATGATACTTTAATTCCTAATGGATATAATATTTCTCCAACAGGAGGAATTAGAGCAGGTGGAAGACATTCTGAAGAATCAAAGAGAAAAATTAGTAAATCAAGTATTGGTAAAGCTCCTACTAGAAAAGGGGTTAAACTCTCTGATAAAACTAAAGAAAAATTACGAAAAGTACAATTAGGAAGAACTCATTCTAATAAAACTAAAGAAAAAATTAGCATGTCAAAAAAAGGGCAAGTTTCTCCAAGAAAGGGTATTAAATTAACAGAAGAGCATAAAGAAAAAATCAGTGAATCTAAAAGAAAAAATCCAGTAACTAAGGTTAATCATACTCCAGAAGGTTTAGAACGAATTAGACAGGCAATGAAAACTCGAATAGTATCTGATGAAACAAAGAGAAAAATAAGTAAATCATTAAAAGGGAGAGAAGTCTGGAATAAAGGAAAACAACATTCTGAAGAATCTAAGCAAAGAATGAGTGAAGCTAAAAAAGGAACCATGAAAGGAAAAAATAACCCAATGTATGGAAAATCTCCTTATGATATTTGGATAGAAAAATATGGAAAAGAAGAAGCAGACAAACGAAAAAACGCTCTTTATGAAAAACGTAGTAAAAATAGAAGAATAAAATCATGAGCAATTCTAATTATAAAGCATGGCACAAACCGAACCAAGGTCCATCTGCAAAAACTAAGCAAGGATATTATAAAGCTAAAAATCTTAGCAAATATATTGGAGATCCAGAACTAATCATTTATAGAAGTTCATGGGAATTCGGTTTTTGTAAATATTGTGACATGTCACCATCGGTTTTAAGATGGTCATCCGAACCGGTTTCAATTCCATATTTTGACAGAATTTCTAAATTAGAAGAATGTGCCAAACTTGGATTAGATCCAAACAACCCAAGTAACTGGGAGGTTAAAAATTATAACACAGATTTTTGGTTTGAAACTGATAGGGGAGCAGGAGAAGAAAATGAAAAAGTATTTGTAGAGATTAAACCCTCATATAAATTAAAGAAACCTCGTCCTCCAGCTCAAGATGCTTCATTAAAAGAGCAACGAATCTTTAATTCTGCTGCCAAAGAATATATCATAAATGAAGCGAAGTTTGCTGCTATGAAAGTATGGGCAGAAAAAAATGGTTGTAAATTCTACGTTTTTACTGAACAGACTCTTGAAAGAATATTGGGAAGATTTTGGCACGAAAATAAATAACCATTAATGGACTCTCCTGTTAAAAGATATAAATATTTAATGAATGTCAATAATATAAAAGAAATAGCATATCAAACGCTATTTACTAAATATATTGTTGAAAATCTTAGAGGAGAGCAAAAGAACTGGGAAATTGATTCTACTGATCAAGAAGGATTAATGAAAAGGATGAATGGGGGATATCCGCTACCTGGTTTCATTTATACTTTTTTATACCCTCCCCAAAGATCAGGAGACGGTGTAGTGGAAGTAAAAGATGGGAATAGTTTTAAGAAATATATTGATTATGTTCCTATTGTATTTTGTGTAAGTGCTGAAAAAGGAAAATTCAAGGGTATAAATTTAAATACTTTACCTAACTTAGAAAGATTAAAATTCTTAGAGACGTATTATGTTGGTTATAAAAAGTTTTTTGAAGATATTGAAAAATTAACAGAAAATGATAAATTAGCGCTTAATATGGCATTTATATCTGTTGCAAAATCAGGAAATGGTCAGAAAATAGTTGATACAATGAATAAATTCGCAAGGGCAAATTTCTCTTACGGATTTAGATCATATAAAATGGAAAAGATAAAAATTCTAAGGATGATAGAATATTCAGAATGGAACTATATTCCTTTCTATGATCCCAAGAATGCCTTTAAACTAATGAATCAAAAACAGATTCATGCTCTTTATTGGAAAACAAGAGGAAATATATAGGGGAGTTAACTCCCCTATATTTGTCATTAGCTCTTTTTATATTTTTGATAAATATAAAAAATAAGCTTAACTACCAAGGATGCTATCGGAAAAATATTCTCCTTGAAAAAATCTATGTATTCCATGATTTTAATTTTTTGATGAGTGGAGAATATGTTTCGGCGTATTCTCCATTTTGATTAGACCATGTTTAAAGAGGACCATGCGCGCTGCCATTCGTCCTCTGTTACCTATATAAGTTAATACAATATGTATCATTTTGTTTTTCTACCTTTATCATCCTTTTACAATACTTAATATATTCCACCGCATATTGTTTATGAAGAACCTCAATTTTATTATATATCGATTACATCCCAGATATTTTTATAAGTTATTGCATTTGTTTTTCGTGTGCATCTTATTGGATATTAATATCTTATAAATTTAACACATACTTAACAATATTTTCCCAAATTTCATAATATATAGAGTAAATCCTGCCATATTGAAAACTTATAATTTCACGTACATTACAACTAATCTTATTAATGGAAAACAATATGTTGGCTCTCATGCAACTAATAATTTAAATGATGGCTATCTTGGGAGTGGTAAGTTAATTTTGAAAGCAGTTCAAAAATATGGAAAATCTAATTTCAAGATTGAAATACTTGAAGAGGATGAAAATATACTCAATATGAGAAAACTTGAGGAACATTATATCATAAAAAATAAGACGCTAATACCTAACGGTTATAATATTAGTCCTACGGGTGGGCATGATTTTCCTGGTGCTGATTTACACGACTCCACTAAGAAAAAAATAGGAGATAAAAATAGAGGAAAAATAAGATCGGACGAAACCAAGCAAAAAATAAGTATTAGCTGTAAAGGGATTCAATCAGGTAAAAAACATCCTTTTTATGGAAAACATCATACTCCAGAAACTTTAGAACGAATATCTAAGAATAGAAAGGGTAAAACTGGAGGGGAAAATCATCATTACTTCGGAAAATCTAGAGATGAAAAAACAAAAAAGAAAATCAAGCAATCTTTAACCGGTCGCAAAACACCAGATGAGGTAAAAAAGAAACTAAGTGAAGCATCTAAAAATGTTAAAAAAATAAAATGCGATCACTGTGGTAAAGAATTTACCCCCTGGGGATTAAAACGACATACAATTTCATTAGGAAATAAGGATATATAAATAAACTAAACAAATTAAATAATAATTATGGCTGGGTTCACTTTAAGAAATTTAGACGGAAGACCATCAGGTTTTATAGCAAACATACAACGTAACATTCGATATTTTTCAGCTATTGGAATGAAGTACGATGATAAAATCATCAAACAATCTAAGGCTGTTGGTATTACAGAGGCTACTGAGGATAACATGTATAGTTTATATGGTCAATCCCAGATATTCTCAGGATCTGATATTGGTCAAAAGGAATTCATTGCTTATTATGATAAAGAATATCCTACACGTAGAGATTTCTTACGTAGATTTGCAATGAATGGTGAGATTGAACATATCTTAGAGGTAATTGCTGATGAAACAATAGTATATGATGATAACAACTATTTTGCATATCCAAACACAAAAGTTTTAAAATCAGTTTTAAAAGAAGATAAAGCCAAAGTTATTATAGATGATCTAAATGCAGCATATAAAAAGATTTATTACGCATTTGGATTTAATAACGGACACGATGCTTGGCATTATTGTAAAAAACTTTTAATTGATGGATTCTTAGCATTTGAAATTATTTACGACGTAGATGAAAAAGACAATGCAAATAATGTACTTGGATTTAAAGAACTTGATCCAGTTTCATTAGAACCAGAATTAAAGAAAGATGAAGAAGGAAATGAATATAAAGTATGGGTTCAGTATAGAGGTGATTCTGAAAGACAAAGAGAATTATTAGATGCTAACTTAATTTATATCTCTTGGGCAAGAACAAACTTTATTTCAAGATTATCATATGTTGAAAGATTAGTACGTTCTTTTAATATGCTCAGAACTCTTGAAAATTCAAGAATTATTTGGAATGTAATTAATTCACAATATAGAATGAAGATTGTAGTACCTATTGGAACACAATCCGAAGCCAAAGCAAGAACAAGATTAGCAGAATTACGTGGTATGTATAAAGAGGATATCACAATTGCAGATGAATCAGGAGAGGTTACTGTAAATGGTCAACCAAACTTCTCATTTGCTAAAACCTATATACTTCCATCTAAAGATGGAACCCAGACAGAAATTGATTCATTTAAACCTGAAGGTTATAACTTATCTGATACTGATTCACTTAAGTATTTCTGGATGAGATTTATCGTAGAATCAAAAGTTCCCGAAAGTAGATTTAGTAGCAGTTTCGAAAGTTCCGACGGCGGTGGCGGCGGGGGTGGTGAATGGTCTAGTGGCAGTGATAGTATTGCCAGAGAAGAAATGAGATTTTCATATTTCATTAGTCGTATCAGATCAATGTTTAAAGAAATTCTTCTTAAACCTACTTGGTACCAATTTATACTTAAACATCCCGAATTTAAGGAAGATATGAACCTTAAAGGAGCGATTGGACTTTTATTCGTTGAAGAAAATTTATTTAAGATTGCTAAAGAAAGAGAAATTGCTCATGCTGGGGCTAATTTAATTAGTACATTATCAGGAATTACCCACCCAAGTGTTGGTCCTGATGGATCTCCGGTCGATGTTCCATTCTTTGATCCTAAGTTTTTAATAGAGAAATATATGCAAATGTCAGATATTGATCTAGCTCTTAATGACAAATATAGAAAAGAAAGACAATCAGAAATCCAGAAATTAATGACTGCTTATGGCAGATTAAATAAAGCTAATGGAACTGGTGAAGAAGGAGCCGGAGGTGGAGACGAATTCGGTGGAGATATGGGTGGAGGTGGAGACTTCGGTGGAGGAGACTTCGGCGGTGGAGAAGATATGGACATGGGTGGAGATGATCTTGGCCTTGGCGATGAAGAGGGATCTACTGATCTTTAATAAATAAAATAAAATATATAACATGAAATTAGAAAAGAAAAAAGTATTCGGTTGGTTAAAAAAGAACTGGTACCCAATTGAATTAACTGTAACATGTTTTCTAATTGCTGTACAAGTATTTCCAATATGGACTGCTTGGGCAGCAATATTTGGAGCAGGTTTGGGAATGTTAATTTATAAAATGGCTAAAAAGGAAATTTAACAAAAAAATAACAAATTAATGGTACCAAAATCATATTTTAGTATTATATTATTATAATGCATAATATGTAAGTATTAAAGATAATGAGGCCCGACGTAAATTCGTCTAGTTATCAGGATAATATGTAAGACCAGGGTTCGACTCCCTGCATCTCCACTAATTTTATAAGATCATTCGGGGATGACTTGGCTTTTGATTGCATATGAAAGTAGTAATGAGCAAGCTTCAGCAACGCACTAAACGGCGTACAAACAGAAATGGCGATGGCTGCCTAAGAGGCACCATCCCAAGGAGACTTGCCCCCAGCCTTAATGGGGGCTTTTTTCAAGAATATATAGAATATATAAAATAAAATACTTATTATGAAAGCAGGCACTTTTAATCAGGGAGATTATTTAAACAGACTTCACGAAGAAGCAGAATCTAATACTACAGCAGGATTTACCACCGGAAATGAAAAGGATGGAATTCTTATGCCAGATGATGATGTAACTAAGAAAAGCTTTGACTGGTTAAAAAGCGAATATCAAAAGGGTAAAGTTGAAGTAAAGGTTGAAGTTAAAGGTGAAGGTTCATCTTTCAAACCTGGATATGATCTACAAACTGATGTAAAATCAGTAAAAGATTTCAAACCTGGGATGTTTGGTGCTGTAAAAACAACACAAGGTGAAACTCCCGAACCAAAATCTCCTAAAAATAAAAAAGAAGATACACCTGCCGAAGATAAAAAACCAGAAGGAGATAATGAAGCAGAAACTGATACTAAAAAAGAAGCTGATAAAACTCCAAAGGCGCAGGCAATGAAATTAGATGCCACTAAAAAGAAAGAAGATGATAAGTGATAACGTATTAGGTGATAGATTGAATGCATTTAAAAAAGGAGAACCTCTTCCAGAACCAGAATCAGAGGAAATTTTAGAACAATTAAATACAGTAAGTACGAGAATATCTCATATAGCAAAGATAAGTTATGAAATTATTAACTTATCTTTTGTTTTCTTAAAATCCCTAGCTTTTGGTATGGCAATTAATACAGTTTTCGCAACTGGTTGGGAGTTTTGGCCAATAATGGCGGTGGGGTTTTCGATACAAACGATTACATCGTCAATATTCAATTTATTTAACAAATAAGAACATATGCCTAAAGGTAGATTAATTGTCCTAGAAGGGACAGATGGTGCTGGAAAGAGCACCCAATTAGAACTTATTAAAAAATATATCAAAGAAAACGATTTGAAATATGATTATGTCCATTTTCCGAAATATGGTCATAATGAATTTAGCACAGTGATTGCTAAATTTTTACAAGGAGACTTTGGAAATGTTGATGAAGTTAATCCCTATTTCGTTGCAAATATCTATGCAATGGACAGATTTCTATTTTTACCAGAATTAAATCAAATGCTAGAAGACAATGATATTGTCTTATTAGATCGTTATATTTTTTCTGGAATGGCTTTCCAGGCCGGAAAATATAAGGATCAAGAAAAAGCTAATAAAATAATATCTTGGCTAGATGATCTTGAATTTAATTTTCTAGAATTACCATATCCTGATTTAACATTATTTTTGGATGTCCCAATAAATGTAGTAGAAAAAAGATTAAAGAATAAAAGAACTGGTGATGATAGAGATTATTTAGAAGGAAAACAAGACATACATGAAGCTGACTTATCATTTCAAGCTAGGGTGAGGCAAGCGTATATAGATTTAGAGGTTGTCCATGAATATAATAATTATCATATTCTACCATGCGTCGTAGATGATGAAGTTCTTTCGCCTCTAGATTTATTCAGAACATATAGACATTTAATAAAACACACAATCGATGGCTTATAAAAAACCTAAAAAAGAAAACGTAACTCTGTATTATCCAAAGGATTATCCAGGAACTAGAATTATAAAGAAATTTAAGAAACCTAGATCACCCAGAACTAAAATTTTCGCATGTAGTGATAAAGATAATTGGTTTGTAGATGTATTAGATGTAAAAACTAGATCTAAAGAAGTTGCAGATGATGAAGGATGGATCACTATGAAAGATGTTCCGCAATGGACAAGTTGGTATAAAAGATTAGGATGGGAAGAAGTAAAAGATTAACATAAACATAACATTCTTAACAAACCATAACGTCACTTGGTGGTTATATTTAATTAACCTTATAAAAATTCAAAGTTTTTCTGATATATACTAAAATTATGTGAAACCTTTTGTATTCCGGTGAATAAAATAATTACAAGAAAAACAAACTAAAATAATTAATTATTATGAAAATTGACGAAAAAGTAGACGAAACCAAAGAAGAACTTATTGAAGAGGTAGTTGCAGAAACTCCACAAGTAGATGAAGCGCCTGCAGTAGATGCAACACAAGAAGTTGAGGTTGATGCTTATGTCCCTACATATAAAGTTAAGCCGGAATTTAGACAGGCTGTTTTACAAGCAATTGGAGACAGACCATTTAACGAGATTGCTGGACTTATCAACGCAATTGGTGTTGATGTAATGGACCACAATACTCTTACTCAGGTGATTAATGTTATTGGCAATTTCCCATTCGTAAAAGTGGAGAAGTTACTTGCTAACGTTAATTCATTCGTAGAACAAGTTATTCCTGAAGATTAAACACCTTCCTTTCTTAATGCAGTCGACATTATAACTATGTCGACTGCATTATATTTACAGCATATAAACAAACATAACAAAACAGCAAAATATATGACTAGAAAATCAAATTCCATTCAAACTATCGCATTAGAGTTCGTTGAAAAAAGAGACAATACATCATTCAGCAATTTAATCGACCGTTTGAGACCTGGATTAACGTCCTTTGTATATAAATATTTACAAGATAAGGACTTAATTAACGAAGTACTTTCCCAAACCTTCATTTCAATATGGGAAAAAATTGACCAATACAAAACACAATATAATTTTTCAACTTGGGTTTATGCGATCGCTAAAAACGAAGCACTTGGCCAAATTCGTGTAAGGAATAAAACCTTATCACATGATAAATTAACGGAAAATCATTCCCGAGTTTTAAAACTGCATTCACCTATTGATAGTTTAGAAACTGAAGTAATAGGACCTACTGGTGAAGAGTTGATTCAACAACTATACGACGCATCTCTAAACGCCATTAATAATTTAAGAGAACCTTATAAAACTGTAATGATTGAACGTCAAGTTAAAGGAAAACAACTTCAACGAATTGCAGATGAATTAGGTTGGAATACATCAACTGTTAAAACCAGGCTTCGCAAAGCAAGGAAAGATATTGCCGAAAACATTAAAAAGCATTATCCTGATTTAGTTGAAGCTTATAATGAAAAAGACTAATGAGCGACGGAATCACAGAGGCTTATAAGAAATTAAGTCTAGAAAAAGAAATAGCCATGGAAGAACGCCGGATATATTGGATGGAAATTAATTTGGAATTGGCTAAAAAGGCGTTAGAACGACTTCGAAAAGATAAATAAATTAAAACATGTCATTATTTAAACCAAGAACTTGGGGAATCTCAAGGGTCTGGTCTGATATAGCAAACTATAGAGATTGGATTAGAGTAATTAAAAAAGAGAAAAAAAATATTAATTCTCCATTCAATAAATGGAAAATTGAACACAATCCTTTTTATACTATTCATTTTACAATGGATGTTAAAGAGGAAGAACTTCAATTACCAGAAACAGTAATGAAACTAAGATTAGTTGAAAGCCTTGCACCCCTACATAGGTATTTAGATGAAGAGTTAGGATTTGCTGAATGTCTTACTCCTGAATTCAATCAATATGTAGATGCAGAAACTGGTGAACCATCTCTAACTTATTTAATATCATATAGATTTTCATTTAACAAATTATCATTTTGGTGGGCAGTTCGATGGCTCAGCATTACTATTGGTGTTCTTGTTGCACTTAAACTTGGGATCGTACCATGGTTAATGGGTTTAATATAAAAGATACTAAGTGGATAACAGGATGGAAAGGACTTCCTGAATGTTATGTGAGAATAAAAACTCCCGGAGTTACATCCGTCATTGGTGATATGATCCCAGATCCAGAAATGGAAGAATGGGTTCGCAAAATGGGTCAGGAAACTGTGGATAGAATTCTCACAGCAGCAGGCCACAGAGGAACGGCTATGCATATGTTTATTGAACACTTTATAACTACTTATGCTAAGTCCAAAGATCCTTCAGAAGCACTCAGAGTAACCCAGACAACCTCTCCTCCACTACTCTTAAAAGAGGGTATTCCACAAGATAAAATTGATATCGGAAGAGAACTATTTTATAAGTTCTATTATTCTGAATTCGCAAACAGTTACGGTGGATTGATTGCAGCAGAATTACCAACATTTTCTGCTACCCTTTTTTATAGAGGTTTAGCAGATGTATTTTTTCAAGATAGAGTTTTTGGACCTGT